GCCAGGGACGTTCTTGGCAAGGAGTATTGAGAATGGCCGATACTAAAATCAGCGCACTGCCTTCGGGCGCACCGGCACTGGCAACAGACGAAACCGTCATTGCTCGCGGTGGCGCTAACTACAAACTCACGCTGACCAACATCGCGGCCTCAATGCCGCCGATTGGTGCAACGACGCCGAATACGGGTGCGTTTACGACACTCTCTGCCTCTGGCAATGCTTCACTGACAACGCTCTCTGCCTCTGGCGCTGCGTCATTTGCAGACGGCTCTGTCTCGGCTCCTGCCGTGACGAACACGGGCAACACCGACACGGGCGTCTACTTCCCGGCTGCTAACGAAGTGGCTGTCTCTACAGGCGGCACGGTCGCTGCTGCGTTTAACAGCAACGGCTTGTTCTTCCGTAACCGCATCATCAACGGCAATATGCGGATTGATCAGCGCAATGCGGGCGCGGCGGTGACAGTTAATTCTGCGAATAATTTTTACGCTGTTGACCGTTTTTTTGGCAGCGGCCAAGTTACCGATGGCGTTTTTACGGTTCAACAATCAACAACTGCCCCCACAAACTTTACTAATTCAATCATTGCTACTGTTACAACTGCGGATGCGTCACTTGGGGCAACCCAACAGTACATTGTTGGGCAAGCAGTTGAAGGCTTCAATGCTGCTGATTTGAGATGGGGAACGGCAAACGCATTAACGGTTACGTTGTCGTTTTGGGTACGTTCAAGTTTAACAGGAACGTTTGGCGGTTCGCTTGTAAATAGCGGGTTTAACAGATCATATCCGTTTACTTATTCAATAAGTTCTGCAAATACTTGGGAGCAAAAAACTGTAACCATTGCTGGTGATACATCTGGCACTTGGCTAACAGACAATGGAGTAGGAATTCGCGTATTGTTTAGTTTGGGCGCTGGCTCAACATACGCTGGTACAGCAGGAGCATGGGACGGCTCTTACAAATCAGGCGCAACAGGTCAAACTCAAGTCATCGGCACCCTCAACGCCACTTGGTACGTCACCGGAGTCCAACTAGAAACCGGCTCCGTCGCCACTCCGTTTGAGCGTAGACCGTATACGACTGAATTACAGTTGTGCCAAAGGTATTACGCTAAAACCTTTGCTTTAGGGACAAAACCCGCAGATAACGCAGGCAGTTTTGGTAATTTAGCATCTAATACTGGCACATTTTCAACAGGTGCTGCATTAGTTGGTCGATGGCAATTTCCAGTCGCTATGCGGGCGGCACCAACTATAACGTTTTATAACCCAACAACTGGAACAGCGGGATTTTGGGGTGATGTTTTTGGTACTGGGGTTACATATAACCCCGGAAGTCCGGCAGCAAATGAGTTTTCAGCCGCGTTTGCAAACGCAAGCACTGGGGGTACAACGCTTACTCCCGGCCTTCATGTTGTTGCATCTATTGAGTTGTAATCATGTACCAAGAAACTAAAAATATGTTTGGAGAAATTGTAATTAAGCGCTTATCAGATCGCGCATTTATTCCGCCAGACCCCGCCAACACCGACTATCAGGAATATCTGAAATGGCTTGCAGAAGGCAACGAGCCGCTGCCCGCTGACGAGGACAAGTAATGGCTAACTGGAAAGTCGAAGGTCTGTACGTCGCGCCAAGCCTCGATGGTCACAGCGATGTGGTCACGCAAGTCGCATGGGCGTGCGAGGGTAACAACTCAATGCGCGGCAAGTTAGACCTCGGCGCTGCGGGTCAGCCGTTTGTGTCGTATGCCGATCTAACGGAAGATACCGTCCTGTCATGGGTCTGGGAGCGTGTAGACAAGGCGTTCGTTGAGAAAGACGTAGACGCCTCTTTGCCTGCTGCGCTGACCGTGACGCTCAAGCCGCTGCCTTGGAGTAACTAATGGCTATTATCCCTATTACCGACCTGCCGAGCGCTACTAGCCCGGTATCGGCGTCTAGCCCTGCGGCTATCGTCCAGAACGGCGTTACGGTTAAGGCGTCACTGAGTGCGTTCCGTAACTACGTCACGCCGCAAGACTACGGCGCCAAAGCAGACGGCGTTACGGACGACACTATCGCCATTCAGACGGCTATCAACGTGGCCTCTGCTACCGGCTCAACGGTGTACTTCCCTGGCGGAACGTATGTTGTCGTCCCGGCTACGCTGAAGGATTGGGAAGGCACGCCGCTTGGCGAAGGCCAGATGACCTGCGCGTTTGTCATGCAGTCGAACATGTCGCTGTATGGCGAAGTGGGCGCTGTTCTTAAACTGAAGGATAACGTCTCGACGCTGGCGGCTCCTAAGCGGCTGGCTATGTTCTTCACCAACGTCCCGCTGCAAAACATTCGTTTTGTCGGCTTGACGATGGACATGAACGGTTTGAACAACCGCATCAGCCCGTCTGCTCCTGCGTCGTATAACCGTTACAACCAAGCCATGATTCACGTCACCGGCACAACCGGCGGCGTAGCGGCTCGATGCGATAACGTCACTATCGACAACTGCAAGTTTCTTAACACGGCAGGAACCTCGTGCGTTGTTATGGCGCAAAGCAACACGGCTGGCGTCACGCTTGGCACTAATTGGTCGATTACCAACTGCTTGTTTAAGAATAACGGTTTGGACACAAACGACCATAGCAGCGTGTTTGCGTGGGCAAATGATGTTGTTTGTGAAAACAACATTTTTACTGCTGACAGCATGTTCCCGAACGGAATCGTTGGAAACAGCGGAACCTTTGTGGCGTATGAAGTTCACGGCGCAAACCAGCGTTTTGTGGACAACCTTGTCGAAAACTACTGGCAGGGCATGTGGGTTGCTTCCAACCTGACTTCGGACGCTGACAACATCGTCATTGCCAACAATACGTTCTCGCCAATCAACTTTGCGGCCATCGACTTCTTCCGATTCTCGGCTTCCGAGTCAATCATTAAGAAGGTGTTGATTGACGGCAACACCATCGGCCTTGACGATACTGTTCCTCCAACTGGCGTTCTGCCGACGTTAAAGACGGGCATCCAAATTGCTCCGTTTTATAAGATTTCCGATGTTCAAATTTCTAACAATATCGCAAGCAAAATCGGCACAAGCAAAGCATCTGCGTTTGTTAACGTCGTGTCGCAGGCTGCCGCTGCCAGTCAAGCGCATAGCGACATAATTGTTAAAAACAACTATACCAACGGCTACACGTTTGGCGTTGTTTTAACTACCAGCGCTATCAATGGTATGGGGCCGGTTGAGATTAGCGGCAACAACTTTGTTAACTGCTTGCCTGCCACGGCGTTTGCGTTCTCGCAGGGCATTGCGGTTGCCGGAACGACTAGTGCCTACAAGAACCTGTTTATCGGCACTAACTCGTTTATCGACAATCAGACTGTGCCAACGCAGTCGTTTGGTATTCGCCTTGACGCCTTGATCACAAACCTCAACGTCAAGCCGCAAAACTACCAAGGCATGACGGTAGCGAACTACGCTGAAACGGCCGGCACGGTTGTTACAAACCGATACGGATACTATGAAAACCGGGATTTTACGCCGGTATGGAAGGTGTCAGGAACCCCTATTACGGTGGGAAACGCAATATCGGTGGGGTTTCTCACCATCAACGAAAAGCAAGTTACTATCAACGCTTACTTGTCTATTGGTTCAACTACCTCGTTCGGTGCTGGCGGAAATTTACAACTTGATCTGCCGTCCGTTGCGTTGAGCGATCCGCGAGTGGCTCAGTATTTTGGAACGTGGCGTATTAGCGACTTCAGCGCAGGCCCCAACTTTAGGTACGGCTGGGCTGAAATTGACGGCGGTAACAACGTCATTACGTTGCAGATTGACAATGGCACGTTTGCGACTAGCGGATCGCCGGTTGCCTTGACAACCAACGACGTTTTGAGCGTCCAAATCACTTACATGCGTGCCTAATTACGGAGTAAGCCGTGACTATTACGAAAAAGATTTCGCAACTGCCTGCTGCCTCGGTTCCGTTAAGCGGAAGTGAGTTGGCGCCGATTGTTCAAAGCAGCGAAACCAAGAAGGTTCCTGTGTCGGCTATTGGCCCGTTTGTTAGCGTCAAGGCTTATGGCGCGGTTGGCGACGGCGTTGCTGACGACACCGTGGCTATTCAGGCTGCGGTAACCGCTAACAAGTCGGTGTTCTTCCCGGCTGGCACGTACAAGATCACTGCCCCGATTGTCCTTTCCCAGAACAACTTTGAGATTTCTGGCGTTAAAGGCAAGTCGATGATTAAGGGGTCTGGCGGGGTCATCCAAGGTTACTTCCGCGTATCAACGGCGTTTACCGCCGAGAACGGCATCATTGAGAACCTGGCGTTTGACTCGGACGACGCTACGGCAGTGCGATGGGCAATTTACTCGCCTTCTGGCGTGTACCTCTCGCATTTGCTGATCGCAGACTGCGACTTCTACGGTCGCCTCGCCGCTGGCATTAAGGGCGTGCTGATTGGCTCGCACGTTTACCGTTGCACGTTTGGCGTGTTTGGCTCTGGCTCTGGCAACGCCATGAAGGCGATTGAGTCTATTGGCACCGCGCCGGTCAATCTGACCAACATCAACGTCATTGAGCAGTGCTGGGTTAAGAACTGCGGCGCCCCGCAATCCAACATTGAGTTCCAAACCGGCTACGAGTTGGTATTCCGTGACTGCATCATCGAGTTTGTTACGCCGACCCTGACGCCGATCCTGCTCTCTGGCATCTTGTTCCCGCGCTTTGAAGGCTGCTGGTTCGAAGACGCGCAAGGCACGACGGACACTGGCAAGGCTGTTATCTGGACGCGCAGAGACTCTAACGGCATCTTTGCTGAAGTTCTGACGGTTGATAACTGCCTGTTCCACACCTACGCAAGGGTGCCGGATGGCTTGATTAACTTCTCCGACAGCCCGCGCAAGGTTTGCAACTTCTCCAAGAACGTCATGGTGTCGTTGCAGTCGCCCGTGATTGTGGGCGGCAACTCGGTGGCTAATTTCGTAAGCAGTTACGGCAACTACGCCACGGTTGGCGCAGGCGGCGATGCGACCGGCTTGCAGTACGACTCACCGGCTAAGTTTGACCTTGGCGTGGCGACTCCGGCAATTACGTTCCCGGCTACCCAGATTCCAAACAACCTGCCAAACGTCCTTGACGATTATGAGGAAGGCTCGCTGACGCCGACCGACCAGTCTGGCGCAGGGCTGACGTTTACGTCGGCTTTGGGGCGTTACACAAAGGTTGGCCGCTTGGTGACGTTCTCAATGACGGTGGCGTATCCCGTTACGGCAAACGCAAGCGCGGCGATTATTTCGCGCCCGCCGTTTATTAACGTCGAAGAATCCCCGGTAACACTAATGACTAACGTCGGGTCAGCGTTGCAAGGCTACGTTATCTCGACCGGCATCAACTTGTTCCCGGTGGGATCGTTTACCCCCACAACCAACGCTACGCTGTCCGGCAAGACGCTGTACATCAGTGGCGTTTACATGACCAACTCATAACTGTTGCGCCCTGTTAGGCCATACAGTATTGTTAACCCGTACTGGTGCGGTTCACCAGGGATTCCATAGGAATCAACATGTCTGACGAAAATCAACTTTCCGAAGTTGTAGCGGCTAACCCCGCGCCGGAACCGGAAGCTACGGCGGCCCCGGAACCTGTAGAAACGCCAACTGAGGCGTCGCCGGAAGAAAAGCCAGCCAAATCGTTCTCTCAAGAAGAGCTGGACGCGATGGTTGGCAAAAGACTTGCCCGTGAGCGGCGCAAGTGGGAACGAGAGCAAGCATTGAGGGCGCAGCCGGCAACGTCTGCACCTGCAGAGCTGCCTAGCAAGATGGAAGACCCGGACGCGTACGCAGAGGCCTTGGCCGAGCGTAAGGCAACGGAGCTTCTAGCTAAACGCGAAGCAGAGCGAGAAATGCAGGCTATTCGTGAGGCTTATCACGATCGCGAAGAAGCAGCGCGGGACAAATACGAAGACTTCGAGCAAGTCGCGTATAACAACTCGCTGCCCATTACGACCGTGATGGCTCAGACGATTCAGGCTTCGGATGTTGGGCCCGATATTGCTTACTATCTCGGTTCCAATCCCCGCGAGGCTGACCGTATTTCCCGCATGAGTCCTTACCTGCAAGCCAAGGAGATCGGAAAGATCGAGGCCAAGTTGGCCGACAGTCCCATTCCGGTCAAAAAGACATCCAGCGCGCCCCCGCCCATTAAGCCGGTATCGGCCAAAGGCACGAGCGGATCGAGCTACGAAACGACGGATCCACGGTCGGTATCGGCCATGAGTACGTCAGAGTGGATCGAACGCGAACGCCAACGGCAGATCAAGCAGTGGGAAGCGCGTCGTAACCGCTAACAATTTTTCGGAGACACTTCAGTGGCTAATACACTTCTTACTATTGACATGATTACGCGGAAAGCGTTGGAGATTCTTGAAAACAATCTCGTGCTGACCCGTAATGTGAACCGCCAGTACGACAACAGCTACGCCGTCGAAGGCGCCAAGATCGGCACCACGCTGCGTATCCGTCTGCCGGATCGCGCCCTTGTAACTGACGGTGCCGCCCTGCAGGTGCAGGACGACAACGAGCAGTTCACCACGTTGACGGTTGCTTCGCAGAAGCACATTGCTGTCAACTTCACGACTGCCGAAATGACGATGCAGTTGGACGACTTTGCCGAGCGCGTGCTCAAGCCGCGTATCAGCCAGTTGGCTGCCAGCATCGACGCGGACGTTGCTAACTCGTTTAGCGGCGTTTACCAGTCGGTCGGCACCCCCGGCACGACCCCCAGCACGACCTCGGTTCTTCTCGCTGCCCAGCAGAAGTTGAACGAAGCCGCCGCTGTGATGTCGCCGCGCTATGTCACCGTGAACCCGGCCGCTAACGCCGCGCTCATCGAGGGCATGAAAGGCTTGTTCAACCCGGTCAGCACCATCTCGGCGCAGTTCAAGAACGGCATGTTTGGCGAAGGCATCCTTGGGTTCGACGAGCTCAACATGTCGCAGTCGATCAAGCAGTTCACGACTGGCACCCGCACGGGCGCTCATTCGGTCACGACCACGGTTTCCACTCAAGGCGCCTCGACCATTGCCATCACCGGCACTGGCACGCAGACGATCAAGAAGGGCGACGTGTTCACGATCAACGGCGTGTTTGCGGTCAACCCGCAGACCCGCGAATCGACTGGCTCGCTCCAGCAGTTCGTCTGCACGGAAGACGTGGCGGCTGTGGCTGGTGCTTATGCGACCGTAAAAATCTCCCCGGCGATCTACACCTCGGCTCACGCCTTGGCGACCGTTTCGTCGTTCCCGCAGGCTGGCGACACGATCACCTTCTTGGGTGGCGCTTCGACTCAGTACCCGCAGAACCTCGTGTACCACCGCGACGCTATTGCCTTCGCCACGGCTGACTTGCTCATGCCGCAGGGTGTCGACATGGCCTCGCGTCAGGTTCACAACGGTATCTCCATGCGCGTTGTCCGTCAGTACGACATCAACAACGACCGTATGCCGTGCCGTATCGACGTTCTCTACGGTTACAACGTGATTCGCCCGCAGATGGCCGTGCGACTTTGGGGTTAATGCCATGAGTTACGTACTCGGCAATCTCCCCAAGCAGTCGGTCATCAGCGTCACGCTGTCGCCTGCTGCCGTTTCCGCTAATACGTCTGCCGAGCAGACGTTTACCGTGAACGGTTTGGAGGCTGGAGATCACGTAGTTGTCAACAAGCCGAGCGCCCAAGCGGGCCTCGGTATTGTTGGATTCCGTGTCTCGGCAGCAAACACGTTGGCGATCACTTTCGGCAACTTCACCGGTGGCTCGATCACACCGACGGCAAGCGAGGTCTATCGTGTCCTCCTAAGCCGCCCGGATCGAGTTATCACCGATGGCATTATTTAATTTAGGAGTATCAAAACATGCCTTTTCCTAATGGCACTGGTGGCTATCAATATAGTGACGGTAATCTTGGCGAGCCGTTGCTGCTTGTCCAGGCGGCTCCGACGGCCCTGACTGGCGCCGCAACTCTCACCCCGGCTCAGTTGGGCAACGGGCTGTTCACCTACAACGGTGCAGCACTTAGCCTGACCCTGCCGACGGTCGCTGACCTTGAGTTGTTCGTTTCGTCTGCTGAAAAGCCGGACGTGGCGTTCGACTTTTTCATCATCAACACGGGCGCGAATACCGCCACGTTGGCGGTGGGAACGGGTTGGACGATTGTGGGTGCGGTTGGCACCGCGACGGCAACTTCGTCTCACTGGCGCGCGCGCAAGACGGGCGTTGGTGCCTGGACTTGCTACCGCATCGGCTAATAGTCATGCCTAACATCTTCCTTCGCCATCCCCGTCACGGGGAAAAAGTCGCAATCTCGCAACTTGAAGCGCGGGAAGATATGGAGCACGGATGGGTTGAATTTGACCCATCCGGCTCTGATGACTCAGAATCACCGGCGTCGGCAGAAATGCCGGCGTCGGTTGATTCCGACGCACCTAATGCTTTACGAGTTCGCCGCCGACGCAAGGAGTAACTGATGGCTACCACCGCTGCCGACCAGATCAACGGTGCGTTACGTCTGATCGGAATGTTGGCAGAGGGTGAAGTGCCTTCGGCCGCCACGTCCCAGGACGCGTTGACGGCGCTCAACCAGATGATTGATTCGTGGAGCACGGAGCGTTTGTCCGTCTTTTCCACAATCGACCAAGTGTACAACTGGCCGCCGAGCACCCGTATGCGTACGCTCGGCCCCACCGGCGACTTTGTGGGCGAGCGCCCAATCAAACTCGACGACGCCACGTACTTCCGCGATGCCTCGACCAACGTGTCGTACGGCATCCAAATGATTAACCAACAGCAGTACAACAATATTGCGGTCAAGACGGTCACGTCTACCTACCCGCAAATCCTGTGGTACAACCCGACGTACCCCAACATCGAGCTGTATTTATATCCAGTACCGTCTCGCGTGCTGGAGTTCCACTTTGTGTCCGTGCGCCCGCTGTCGCAGCCGGCCGCGCTGGATACCGACCTGACGTTCCCACCAGGCTACTTGCGCGCGTTCCGCTACAACTTGGCGTGCGAAATCGCACCGGAGTTTGGTGTTGAGCCTTCGCCGCAAGTGCAGCGCATTGCGATGTACAGCAAGCGCAACCTTAAGCGCATCAACGATCCGGGCGACGTAATGGCAATGCCAGCGGCGCTGATGGTGAATCGTCCGCGCTTCAACATCTTTACCGGAAACTTCTAAGTGAAGACGCCGATCCTAGGGTCGACGTATGTCATCCGGTCGGTCAATGCTGCCGACAACCGGATGGTCAATCTTTATCCCGAAGTGGTGCCAGAGGGCGGCAAGGAGCCTGCCTACCTGCAACGCTGCCCCGGCATAGCGCTTCAAACAGTTGTCGGCACTGGCCCTATCCGTGGGCTGTGGGAACACGCTGGCTTCTTGTACGTCGTCTCGGGTAACGAGTTCTACAAGTTAGACCATGCGTATAACTTCGCGGGCATCAACCAACTTTCGTTAGAAACGGAAGGGTTTGTTCTGCTTGAAGACGACAGCACTATCTTGCTGGAAAACCAAGTTCAGACATACATAGGCTTAGTGTCTGGCACTGGCCCGGTGTCGATGGCCGACAACGGCACGCAGATTTTTATTGCTGCTAACCCTGACGGCTACATCTACAACACCGCTACGGATCAGTTCCAGCAAATCCTTGACCCGGACTTTCCGGGCGCTGTCACGGTCGGCTACCTTGACGGTTACTTTGTATTTAACGAGCCGAATAGCCAGCGCGTGTGGGTCACGCAGCTGCTCGATGGTCTGTCGATTGACCCGCTGGATTTTGCCAGCGCCGAAGGTTCGCCGGACGGATTGGTGTCGCTCATCATCGACCACCGCGAAGCGTGGTTGTTTGGCGAAAACTCAGTCGAGGTTTGGTACAACTCGGGCGACCCGCTGTTCCCGCTTACTCGCATCCAAGGCGCGTTTAACGAGATCGGTTGTATTGCGCCGTACTCGGTCGCCAAGATGGACAACTCCGTCTTTTGGCTAGGCGCAGACCCTCGCGGTCAGGGCATCGTCTATCGAGCAGACGGCTACACCGGAGTGCGTATCTCAACCCATGCGGTTGAGTTTGCCATTCAGGGTTACAGAAACTTGGCTGACGCGGTGGGCTACACCTACCAGCAGGACGGCCATACGTTTTATGTGCTGAACTTCACCGACGCCGATACGACTTGGGTGTTTGATGCCGCGACAGGCGCGTGGCACGAACGCGCTGCTTATCGCAACGGCAAGTTCAAGCGGCATCGCGGCAACAGCCATGCTCGATTCAACGGCCAACCGATTATTGGCGATTACGAAAACGGCAAGTTGTATGCGTTCGACTTGGATGTATACGCCGACGACGGGCACGTACAAAAGTGGCTGCGCCGCTGGCGCGCGCTGCCGCCTGGTGCTAACGACCTTAAGCGCACCGCGCACCACACGCTGCAGATCGACTGCGAGACTGGCGTTGGCTTGCCGGGATATAGCGCGTTTGACGTTATCGGCTGGCTTGCCACTGAAGACGGCGACATACTTGAAACCGAACAGGGCGAGTATTCGCAAGTCATCGGCACGCTTGGCACACAAGCCTATGACGAGATCGGCACGCAAGACTTAAATCAGATCGGCGTGCAGAACTGGGAAGGTTACTGGATTGGCCTTGACGGCCCGATTGTGCAAGGCGCTGACCCACAATTGATGCTGCGTTGGTCAGACGACGGCGGTCACACTTGGAACGGCGAGCGCATGACCTCGATGGGGCGCGTCGGTCAGTATGGCACTCGCGCCATCTTCCGTCGCTTAGGCATGACGGTAAAGCTGCGCGATCGTGTGTACGAAATCAGCGGTACGGATCCTGTTAAAGTCGCCATTATGGGCGCCGAACTGGCACTGAGTCCAACCGGATCATGACGCAGAACATTACGCAAATTCCTGCGCCGCGCGTTCCGTTCCTTGATGAGCGGACAGGCCTTATTTCGCGTGAATGGTTCCGCTTCCTTAACAATCAGTACCAACTGACGGGTGGCGGCACCACGTCTACTACGCTGGCTGACCTTGAACTGACGCCATCGCTGTCGTCTAACACCGAAGATGAAATAGCGGTTCTGCAACAAGAGATTGAGGATATTCAAAAGCAACCTCCGCTTGCCGAGGTTGTAGCCGCCAAAGTCTTTACTGTTAACTACGGTTCGTTTTTCTCGACGCAAACGCAAGTTGCCGCCGTAGCCAATACTCCTTACGCCATAACGTTTAACAACACGTCAAGCCAATACGGCATTTATATTGATCCGGCAAATAACACTCACATTAAGGTAGGTAGGCCGGCTATTTACAACATGCAGTTTTCCATTCAGTTGGACAAGACTGCTGGCGGCGTGGGATTGTTTTACGTGTGGCCGCGTGTTAACGGCGTCAATGTGCCTAATTCGGCATCTCAAGTCCGTATTCAAGGCAACAACGGCGAAGTGTTCGTGGCTGCCAACATATTTGTACCCATGTCCAACGGCGATTACTTGCAGTTGATGTGGGCAACTGACGAAATTACTGTGCAACTTTTGGCCGAGACAGCAACCGCCGTTCATCCCGGCATCCCCTCGGTCATCCTTACTATGACGCAGGTGAATATATGACCGTCTACCTTTCAGCCTTTGCTGGCGCCGGAGCGCAGTTCTTTACCGACGACGGTTCAGTGTTGTCGGGCGGCAAGATTTACACGTACCAGGCTGGCACTGCTGCCCCTGAAAACACCTACACGTCCGAAGTGGGGACTTCGCTAAACACCAACCCGATCATCTTGGACTCGGGTGGCCGCTTGCCGGAAGACCTGTGGTTGTCGGAAGGCGTGACGTATCGCTTCGTGCTGACCGACGCTAACGACGTGCAGATTGGCGAGTACGACGATATTGCTGGCGTCAATGACATTTCTACCGAGTCGGTGGCGTGGGCTACCATCACCGGCACCCCGACGACGGTGGCTGGTTATGGCATCACGGATGCGCTGACGACTACGGCTGCTGCGGCAACCTACGCTCCGATTGCCTCGCCTACGTTCACTGGCACGCCGCTGATTCCTGATAACGGCTCGCCAAACACTAACTACGCCGTAGGCTATCGAGAGGCCCCGCAGAACAGCCAGACGGCTAACTACCAGTTGGTGCTGGCCGATCGCGGCAAGTCGATTCTGATGAACGGCGCGTCGCTGATATTGACCATTCCAGCTAACTCAGCTGTCGCGTTCCCGGTTGGCACGGTCATCATCATCGTCAATCTCAACGCTTTGGCGCTTTCGATTGCGATTACAACCGACACGCTGACGCTGGCTAATAGCGTCACCACCGGCACTCGCACCCTTGCGCGTAACGGCTTGGCGACCTGTGTCAAGATTGGCGCAACCTCGTGGCTGATCAGCGGAGCGGGATTGTCCTAATGGGCGGCGCTACCCTAGCAGCAGCGATTGCAGGCACGACCGGAGGGTCTGGCGGCGCTTTCGATTTTGACTCTGGTTCTGGATCGGTATCCATTCCCACTGGAGCCACAGGCGTGACCATCGAGGTATGGGGCGCTGGCGGTGGCGGCGGCTACGGTACGGTAACGAACATCTTTGGTGAGTTTGCCTACGAGCCGCAGGAAAACCCCGGTGGCGGTGGTGGTGGTGGCGCTTACGTCAAGACGGTGTTGGCGCTGACCGCGCCTGATGCCAGTAAAACCATCCTGTACACTGTCGGCGTGGCTGGCACAGGCGGCTCACTTGGCGATGCGGTAGGCGGCGCTGGCGGTCAGTCAGTGGCGTATGCCGGAACGTATGCTCTGCCCGAAATGATCGCGACAGGCGGTTTTGGCGGCTACGGTGGCATCGGCATCTACGGCAGTCAGCAAGGCGCTGGCGGCACGGCGTCAGGCGGCAATACAAGCAACGACAACGGCAACGGTGGTGCTGCGTTCACTCAGACCGGCGCCGCGCCTAGAGCCGGCGTAGGAAGCCTTACAGCGGGCGGCGGTGGTGACGGTGGCGATCCGGTAGAAGGCGGCGCTGCTGGTCTGCCTGGGTCTAATGGTCGCGTCCGAATGGTCTTTACCTTTTAGGTGACACATGGCAGTTAACATCCGCGTCCTAATCCCGGCCAAGATTGCCGAGAATACTCAGACAACCCAATACACCGCGCAAAACGTGTCGACCATCATCGACAAGTTTACGGCGACCAACTACAGCGCTGCGGCGGCTACCATCTCGATCAACCTCGTGACGCAGTTCGACTCGTCGGGCAACCAGAACTTGATCATCAAGCAGAAGACGCTGCTGCCGAGCGAGACG